GTTTCTGTAATTGATCAACAGTAACAAAATTCTGATCTATTGGTGTTAGTGGATCATCATTATTTGTATCTGGTGGATCAGCGAGCATTGTGCCTTGCTCTTCTAATTCCTCTTTTAATACCTCTTGTTTTCCTTTTAACTCTTCAACTATTCGATATAACTCTGATATATTTGTAGTGTTATAATCATGATGATTATTTAATTTTTTAATATCTTTATTCAGTGAACGAATATTCTCATCATAGTATTTTGGTTTTGGTAGATTCGATATCTCATCAGCTAGTTCATCAAAGTAACCTTTTGATAAATCTTTTGCCTCTTTGTTTTTAAGATTAAATTGTTTTACCTCTTCGTCAACTCTCTGTTTGAGATTATTAAATTGACTTAGTATTTGTTTTTTAAGTAATCTATCATCATTCTTAAATTCATGATGATGATCCCATACTCGAATAACAGTTTCCTTTATTTCTTTGAGTATCTTCTCTTTTGTTTCTTGTAATGTGTCACTTACTTTGTTTATCTCTACACGATTATCAAAATCTTTTGTTTCAATATTTTCAGATATATCTTGAACTTCACGATCCACCCTTTCACAGATTGATTTGATTTTGTCATCAACCTTTATAAAGTCATCATCGATAACACTAAATGTTTTACCTATCCATGAAAAATCAGGAACTTCATTTACTTCATTTACCCACTTGGGAAACTTTGGTATCTCAGATCTGACTTGATCAATCTGTTGACATATTGCTTTTATTTCTTCATCATAATATTTGACAACAGGAATATTAATTAGATCTTCTTGAAGATTACTGATACGATCTTCAATAGATGCAACTTGATCGTCATAATATTTTGGTTCTGGTAACTCTTTTATTTCTTCCTTTACATAATCTATCTGTTGACAGACAGCTTCTATATCTTTGTCATAATGTCTGACCTCTGGTATTCCTTCTATTCTTTCAATTATTGATTTAAGTTCTTCATCATAATATTTTATTTCTGGTATCTCTGGTATATCTTTTCTTACGTCACTTATCAGACGTATTATCTCTGTTAAATCTTGTGTCTCTTCGATAGAGCAAGGGCCAGTATCAATTGCGGTATTACCTGCTCCAACAGAACTGAAATCATAGTCAGCAGAGTCGGCATTAATTAAATCTGCTATCTCTTCCTCAGGCCTTGGTGGTTCGATGAAATCATCCACTGAAGGTAATTTTTCTTCAATTATAAGGTCGTCTATTGATGGAAGATTTTTTGGGTCTACAATAAAATCTTCATAAGACGGTAATTTCTCCGACATTTTATGAGTAAAATATTACTTTGGGATTCCTCTCCCTGACTTATTTATTCTCCTTGTTAAGTCCAGACTTAAGTATCTTTGATAGCTCAGATGTTGATCCTACAAACAACGCATTGTTAACCGTTGACGGCCCTTTTGATTTCTCTTCCTCATTCACATCTTTAAGTTTTTTCTGTAGATCCATTAACTTATCAGTGGCATCAGAAACACTCTTAATAAGTTGTCCTGCAACTTCATATGCTCTTGGCATTTCACTCTCTTGTGCTAATTCTAATATTCCATTTATTGCTTCCTGTCCTTTTTCAATTAGTGAATATAAATTACCTCTTGTATAATCATAATCTTTTTTGACTTCATCTACTTTAGTTACCTCATCTGCTTTAACAATCGCATCAACCTCAACACTACCATCAGTGTTGAAAGTATCATTTAATGAATCGTAACCTTTTGCCATTAGATGTCTACCTTCCTTGTAGGACTAAATTCTTTTGCATCACCAAAGAATGAACTTGATTCTGTAAATCCAAAATCATCACCTGGTTCAATTAATAAATCATCTGCAGTATCTATAACATCATCATCGTTATAATCTTGTTTTGCTTTTGGTAAAACAGTGTATCTTTGGACTCTTGATGCTGTTCGAGTGTTAGTATCTGCATAGTAATCCAACTGAACTTTTTTGATAAGTCCCTCTGGAGTTTGAGCAATATGATTGAAGAAGAATGTTTTCGCTGTGAAAGATAATGTGTATATCAGAGCTCTTCGTGTAGAGAAATCACCCTCATAATCATCTTGTTGTGAAATATTTTGTAGAACCATTGGAATATCTCTCTTTTCACCTATTGATTTAACTAAGTCTATTGATATATTAAAACCTGGTTGAAAAAAGGGTAGTATTTGCTCTAGTATTTGTAATCCATCATCTTGTTGTTTTACCAAAATGTTTAGATCAAATCCAAGATTATAAGGGACAGGCATGAAAACCTTTTTCATTTGATTATTATTTACATCTTTTGCTTTGAATGTTTGAGTAATACCTGCTTTTCTTGTAGAGTCATAAGAAATATTTGTGATCTCAAAAGACATTCTTGGTAATGTAATTTGAGTTGCCTTATTTAATTCTGCCTGTTGTGTAATTCTTGCTAGAAACTTTTGTCTTGGACCGTATGCAATAGGTACTTTAATATCTGAGATAATATTACCTGCACCATCATCATGACGCACATGAATATCATTAAACAGTGTGCCAAATGCAATAACTGTTTTCCTTACAATTTGATGATAAAAATAATTACCTAACATTTTCCTATACTAATGATTCTGAACCACCTAATAATAACCCACTATTTGTTGCAATATCATACATCTTAGAATGTAAACTATCATCAACTTCAGTTGTCCATCTTGATGTGTCATGATCTGCTAACCAACATTGTAGAGTATCACTAATTGCTGCTGGTATATTATAATCAAACCAAGGATCATATGGCATCTTATCTGATGATTTAAAAGGTCTAGTCATAGTTAAAAACTCCCAAAAGGATTTGATTCTGAAAAGTCGATAAGTAAGTCTGCTTCTGACTCAAATATATCACCTTCATTATATTTATCGGTGCTATTATCCTCATCAAATATAGAAACACTGAATAATGCTCCAGATGAAAGACCTTTTATATCCTCACCAGCAAAGAATCCTGTTGTAGTGGTTCCAATTCCAACATTACCAACTTTAAGAATTTTGGTATCATAATCCCAATTCTTAACTCTTGCTTGTGTTCCTGAACGCATACCTTGAACAATTTCATTGAATTGATAAGTTCCAATACCACTGATTGTTTCTGGATTTGCAATCGTTACAGTTGGAGCACTTGTGTATGCTGCACCTGCATTAGATACAAATATACTCTTAACCTCATTAAATCCGCTTATAGCGTCTATACCAATCGATGCAATACCAATTGCTCTATCTGCTGCCACACCACCTGCTGGTGCTGCTACTGTTACCACTGGAACAGTTCCATATCCGACTCCACCATCATTGATAACATATCTTATTACTCCATTTGATGCTGTGTTAATTGAACAAGTTGCAGCAGCACCTGTTCCTCCACCACCAGAAATTGTAATAGTAGGAACTTCAGTATAACCAAAACCAGCGTTTGTTAATAATATTTTTTCAACAGATGTAACATTTGCTCTTGATGTTGTAAATGCGACTGCTGTAGCATTAGATCCAGATAAACCAGAGGGAGATGTGCTTATTGAAACTATGGGAGTTCCTGTAAATCCTGAACCATCATTATTCAAGAATATATCACGAATATATCCACTATTAACTATGGCAGACGCTGTAGCAGTTTGTCCTATCCCGACTAATTGTAAATTTGCAATATATCCTTCATCTTCAACCTGAGTGTCTATTGCATCTATGGAAGTATCAATAACCTCATCTTCATATTCAAAGAGTTCACATTTAAGTTTATAAACGTAATTACTACCTAATTGATAAAAAGGTTCTTCATGTTCTACAAATTTAATTTCAAACAATCTTGATCCAAGAGGGAAAAATATAACATCACCTTCACGAGGTCTTGTTGCTAATTCATAATCATCATCGCATTTAAAAATGGTGATATAAAATCTTCAAATCTTTCTCTTGATATTGTCAGAGTAACTTCATCTCTCAAACTTACTCCAAACTTGGTCATGATATCTCCCTGACCACTATAACCTTCATAGGTGTTTAGATATGCTTCGAGTAAAAAGTTA